AGATTATAAAATCAGATATAAAGAAATCGAAAGAACAATAACAAAAGAGATAGCTAGAAAACACGCTTTTTTTGCCGGACCTTCGGCAGGAATAGGTAAAACAGGTTTTATTTCATTAGATGGACTGTATGAAAGAAACGGTAAGATTATTTACAAGGTAGGAGCAGGAGTTAATACACGTCTACAGCCAATGATTAAAGCCGGTATTTACTGGCAGATCTTAAAATAGTTTTATGAGCCAACCAGATTTAAAACAAATAATCCGACAGGAGTATATTAAGTGCGTTACCGATCCGGTGCACTTTATGAAGAAATACTGCTTTATTCAACACCCACAACGCGGTAGAATCCTGTTTCATCTTTACCCTTTTCAAGAAAAAGTACTTACTCATTTTGAAAGCAACCCATATTCGATAGTTTTAAAGTCAAGACAGTTAGGTATTTCGACTTTAGCTGCCGGATATGCACTGTGGTTAATGCTTTTCCACAAAGATAAGAACGTTTTAACCCTTGCAACCACCCAAGCAACTGCTAGAAACTTGGTAGGAAAGGTACAATTTATGTATGATAACCTACCTTCCTGGTTAAAAATTGATGCAGAAGAGAAAAATAAACTGAGTTTACGGTTAAAAAACGGATCTAAAATAACAGCAAAATCATCAAACTCAGATTCAGCACGTTCAGAAGCTGTATCTTTGTTGATTATTGATGAGGCAGCTTTTATCGACAATATCGGTGAGACTTGGGCTTCAGCTCAACAGACCTTAGCAACTGGGGGTGGTGCTATAGTGCTATCAACTCCATACGGTACCGGAAACTGGTTCCATCAAACCTGGGTTAAAGCCGAAGCAGGAGATAATGACTTCCTTCCTATTAAACTTCCATGGTATGTACACCCGGAAAGAGACCAGGCCTGGAGAGATGCACAGGATGCTTTACTGGGAGACCCTAGAATGGCTGCACAGGAATGTGATTGTGACTTTGCAACTTCCGGAGACACGGTATTTTACGGAGAGTTTATGGAATTCTATGAACAGACCTACGTAAAAGAACCTATGGAGAGAAGAGGAGCTGACAGAAATCTATGGATCTGGGAGCCGGTAGACTACTCTAGAAGCTATATGGTAGTAGCTGACGTTGCCCGTGGCGATGGAAAAGACTATTCAGCCTTTCATATCATAGATGTAGAAAATAATACACAGGTTGGAGAGTATAAAGGACAGTTAGGCACTAAAGAATTCGGACACCTATTAGTAGGTATTGCAGCAGAATATAACAATGCATTACTTATTGTAGAAAACGCCAATATTGGATGGTCTACTATACAGACAGTACTCGATAGAGGGTATGATAACTTTTACTACTCTCCAAAATCCGGTAACGTATCAGTAGATTCATACTTCGATCAGTATGATTTAAGTAGTAACATGGTACCCGGCTTTACAATGAACCTAAAAACAAGACCGCTGGTTGTCGGCAAGTTCCAAGAGTATATAAATGAAAAAGCAGTTGTAGTACAATCAAAGAGATTGATTGAAGAGATGAAAGTTTTTGTATGGAGAAATGGTAGAGCAGAAGCTCAACCCGGATACAATGACGATTTAGTAATGTCTTTTGGTATAGGGATGTATGTTAGAGATACAGCTTTAAAGTTTAAACAGCAAGGATTAGACCTAACCAGAAATGCATTAAACAATATAACAGTCACTAAGCCAACACAGCAAGCTATCTACACTCCCAATAATTTTCAAAATCCAAATTTAATAGATGACGGTAAAGGAGGCAAAGAAGATATCTCTTGGATTTACAGGTAAGTGGCTTTTATAACTATTTATACTTATATTTGGAAAATCAATGGCTAATACCAGTATACTTGCACGGTTAAAAAAATTATTCTCAACAGACATAATTATTAGGAACGTTGGTGGAGATCAGCTCAAAGTAGCTGATACAAACCAGGTTCAAATGTCCGGTGAATTAGAAAACAATTCACTTTTTTCACGGTATAATAGAATTTATACAACATCACCAACCTCACTCTACGGTTACCAATCTTCCTTCAACTACCAGACTCTAAGAACACAGCTGTACTCAGAGTATGATGCTATGGATACAGATGCTATTATTGCATCTGCCTTAGATATCTTATCAGAAGAATCAACATTAAAGAACGATATGGGAGAAGTTTTACATATCCGTTCAAGCGATGAAAACATTCAGAAGATCCTATATAACCTTTTCTACGATGTTTTAAATGTCGAATTTAACTTAAGCTGGTGGATTAGGAATATGTGCAAATACGGAGACTTTTTCTTAAAATTAGAAATTTCAGAAAAGTTTGGCGTATATAATGTAATACCTTTCTCAGCATTTAACATAGAAAGACAAGAAGGATACGATAGAGAAAACCCAACCGCTGTAAGATTTAGGTATGACCCTGATGGGATGTCGGCTGAAAACTATGGATATTTCCAAACACCAAATCAACAAGAGGGAAGATCTCTATATTTTGATAACTATGAGATAGCACACTTTAGATTGCTTACAGATATCAACTACTTACCCTACGGTAGATCATATATAGAACCCGCTAGAAAACTATTTAAACAGTATACGTTAATGGAAGATGCAATGCTAGTACATAGGATTGTTAGAGCACCGGAAAAACGTATTTTCTATATGAACGTAGGTGGTATTCCACCAGCAGAGGTTGAAAATTTCATGCAGAAAGCAATTTCTAAAATGAAAAGAACACCTTATATTGATCAAACAACAGGAGAATATAACCTTAAGTACAACATGCAGAACCTGATGGAGGATTTTTATATACCTTTACGTGGTAATGATGCAAGTACTAAGATAGAAACTCTAGGAGGTTTACAATACGACGGTATAACAGACGTAACATACCTGAGAGATAAGCTATTTGCTGCATTGAGAATACCAAAAGCATTTTTAGGATACGATGAAAAATTGCAAGGTAAAGCAACACTGGCAGCCGAAGATATTCGCTTTGGTAGAACCGTAGAAAAAATACAGAGAATCATAGTTTCTGAATTGTATAAGATTGCTTTTGTACATTTATATACTCAAGGCTATAAAAACGAAGGATTAACAAACTTCGAATTATCATTAACTACACCGTCTATCATATACGACCAGGAAAGAGTTGCTTTATTAAAAGAAAAAGTAGAACTGGTTAACAGTATGGCAGATTCAGGCCTATTCTCAAGTGATTGGATTTATGAAAACATATTCCACTTAAGTGCTGACCAGTACGATGAAATGAGAAACTTGGTTATTCAAGATAGAAAACGTAAATTCCGGTTATCACAGATTGAAAACGAAGGAAACGATCCTATGGAAAGCGGAAAATCTTACGGAACACCTCACGATATTGCAACAGCATACGGTAAGGGCAGAGTATACGAAAGACCAGGTAATGTACCTGATGGATACAATGAGGATGAACCTAAGGTAGGAAGACCAGAGGAAAAAGCATCCTTTATAAACACTGCAGATGATCCTTTAGGCATGGATAGATTAGGTAGAGACAGTAATAAGAAAGATGATCAGCAAGGATATGGACGTGATAAAACATCACCCTACGCCTTAGAATCTACAAAGAGAGAATACAGCAGACATTTAAGGAGTCTAGATGGATTAGAACAGAAAAAAGTGCTAATCTTCGAAGAAGCTAAAAAAGGATCTAGCCTGTTAGATGAAACACAGATAAGAGAAGAGGAATAAATACCTATTTATATTAAAATCATACATAGATGTCATCTATAAAACATTCAAAGTATAAAAACACAGGGCTTTTATTTGAGTTACTGGTTAGGCAAATTACAGCCGATACACTAGACGGTAAAAAATCACCGGCTATTAATATACTTAAAAAATATTTTGTTAACACCGAATTAAGCAAAGAGTATAGACTTTTTGAACAGCTGGTAACTTACAAAAACTTAAGTGAACCTAAGGCTGAAATGGTGATAAATTCTTTAATTGAGACATCAACAAAATTAAAGAGAACTGAAATTAGAAAGCAGAAGTATAATTTAATAAGGGAAATTAAAAATCATTATGATTTAGAGAGTTTCTTTAAGACAAAAATACACAACTACAAAATCTACGCAGCTCTCAACAACTTAATTGAAAATCAGAACAACGAAAAAGTATTACCTGGTGCTGTTATAAACAATAAACTTACAATCTTAGAACATTTAACCGCTACACCACCTCCTGCCCCGGTAGAAACACTAGTAGAGGAGTACAAAACATATAGCAAAGATGTTAGAGTGTTGACATACAAAATTCTTTTAGATAAGTTTAATGAAAAATACAATCATTTAGCTGAAAACCAGAAGGAAGTATTGAGACAGGTAATTACAAGCATAGACAATACAGACCATCTGAAAGAATTTTACAATACAAAGATCACAGATATACATAAGAACCTGTTAACTAAAATAGCAAAAACAGAAGATAAGGTATTGAAGATTAAATTACTTGAAGTTGTTAAGTATGCAAGACCGTTGGAGAAATCAGAGAAGATGACTAACGAATCTATTGTAAATTTATTACAGTACTACGAACTAATAAACGAGTTATGAAACTAAGTAAAACCGGCTTTAAAACAGAACTGCTAGAACTTATAAAAGAAGAATCAGCCTCTAGTGCAGCCGGTGGATACATGACACCATACGCTTTTAATCCCAATAAAAACGCACAAGGAGCACAAAGAAACTACTACCTTAAAATGGGATGGAAACTTGTAGACAAATATAAGACCAGAAAAGCAGCAAAAGGTATGGAATATAAAGACCTTTGGAAATAAACAACCCCTATTTATAACATATGAAAAGCTTACAGGATAAATACAACTTGATTAAAGAAGGAAAAGGAAACAAAGAAACATTCCTTAAAGAAGCAAAAACTATGTACCCCAACGTAGTTACTAACGTGCTTACTTTTGATCAAGCTATTCATAACCTAACCGAAAGAGGAATCATCTCAGAAGGATTTGTCGGAGTATCTGCACAGAAACCTACAGAACCTAACTGGTTTAAAATTTTTAACGAAAATGTAGACGTAAAAGCTAACTTAAAGCAGACAGATAAGGCTGTAGTAGAAAAAGAAATTGCCGGATACGACTACGAAGACAAGAAAAATAACAATAACATTTCGACAGCAGAATTGCTGACTGGTTATTACCTTGAAATGAAAGATCCTAAAAATGCCGAAAAGACTGAGAGTGAAATCAAAGCTATGGTATTTAAGAATCTTGAAAAAGATCCTTTACATTATGTAAAGAACGGACAGTTCGGTGTTAAAGATTTAGGATATAAAGAAGAAGCTCCTGGTTTAGGTAAAACTAAAGAAGTTAAAGGTAAATATAAATCCTCAGGAATGGAACCTGTTAAATTAAATGAAGTATTTTACGGTTCATCTGACGGAGACTTTGATGCACAAGAAGAGGATAAGCAAATGGCTTACTATTATTACGATAAAGGTCTAGAGGCTTACTCTGAAGGAGATTATTTAAAAGCAGATAAATACCGTACAGCTGCTCTAAGGTATGGTAGTTATGTGGGGTGGGGTGATCAAGACTTGCCTCCTTACGGTTCAAATGAAACTCCTACAGCTAACAAAATGAACGAAGCTTTAAAAAAAGACGTAACTTTCAACTATACCTTTGACGAATTACTTTATAACGGAGACTATTATAATATTGAAGCAACAATATTAGCTGATGTAGATTTAGGAGAAGATGAAGATGTTAGCTGGCATATTGAAAGCATTGATTCTGCCGAAAAGCATGATAAAGAATTAGAAAAGTGGAGACCAGTACAACTGACACCTGGGCAGATTGAAGAAATTAACGCCATGGTAGTTGATAAGTACTACAACGACGTAGCAGACCAAGCAGTTGAGGTAGCCTCAGGTGAAGAAGACGTCTACGACAAAGGAGGTTTAGCAGAAGACGACAAACCTAAGAAAAAAATACTACCTAACAAACAGAAAGGTGTTGCCGATGCTATCGTAGCAAAATCAACTTTAGAAAAAATAGCAAACGCAGTTTGGAATGAACGTGATCTTAATAAAGCCAAAGATATAGTTAAACAGCATGTAGAAACATCTGGTATGAACGACACGTCTAAAAAACAAATACTTTATAACGTATCAATAATCACAACCAAATCAAAGTTGGACTTTTATATAGCCAATGCATTGTTAAAATACGAAAAACTTTCAGTAAATGAAAGCACTTTAACAGAAGGCTATGGAGATTCTTTAGAAGATGCTATGAAAAAAGCTTACGAGCATAGTCTTGATGGATACGTACAGCATGTAGAAGATAACAGAGATGGAACATTTTCAGTTTCTGACTGGTACGATGATGAAAAGACTGTAGTAAGCTTTGAAGATGGCCGTAAATTTAACGATCATACCGCCCAGTTTCAATCAGATTACATGAAGCGTAGAAGTTCTTTTGGCGAAACTTTAGCCGAAGCTAAGAAAAGAGCTATTGAAAAACATCTGAAAGAAATTGAAAAGTTAAGTGAGGTTGCAGCCATGGATCATAAGATTCAAAAAATTCAAGAGAAGATTGAAGAGCTGAAAAATAAAATCACTATGACCGAAGGTGACGATTTAGCTGAAATGGTAGATAAGAATGCAGTAAAAGAGATTAAAAAAGATATTGCGTTCCTGGAGAGAAGAAAAAAGATGTATGAGACACAGAAAGGAAGACTTGCAAAGAAAGTATCCGGACAAGGTAAGCCTCAAACACATGCCGGTGGTGGACATGAAACCGGAATGATGGAAAGCAAAGAGGAAGAAGAAGGTAAAAAAGCACAAGACATGGCACGTAACGCTATGAAAAGATCTATAGGTCTGTCAGGCAAACCTAAGAGTTGGGAAGAAACAGTACAAGCTGTTTTAGCAGCCAGAAACGTAAAAAAATAAACCGTGAGTAAGAATCTTTTAATAGAAACAATACCTTTTCAAGTTAGTCCCCTAACTTTAACAGAGAACAAAAGTAAATCTGGATTACCTTTGGTAGAAGGTATATTAGCTTCTGCCGAAATCAAAAACGGAAACGGTAGATACTACAGTAAAAAGATTTGGGATAGAGAAATTAGCAAGTATCAAGAGCATATTAAAAACAGAACATCTACCGGTGAATTAGATCACCCAGAGTCAACAGTTATAAATTTAAAAAACGTATGTCATAGGATTGCAGATATATGGTGGGACGGTAATCACATAATGGGTAAGATTGAAATACTACCAACACCGTCCGGCAATATACTAAAAGCTTTAATAGACAGTGGAGTAACCGTAGGTGTATCTTCTAGAGGTATGGGCTCAGTTAAACAAATAGGTGAAACCTTAGAAGTACAAGATGACTTTGAACTACTATGCTGGGATTTTGTTAGCACACCTTCCAATCCAGGTTCTTGGATGACACCGGTAGGAA